TTACACTTCAAAAGAAAGGTTAGAAACATGAAGATATTACATATATGGGATCAAGCAGGTGTGTCGTGTATCATGGCCAAATACCAACGTAAACTGGGCCATGAAGTACAGGTAATCAAGCCAGAGCAGAATGACCAATATGGGTTTCTAACATACTACAACGAGACACATACTGACTTTGGTGGTACATATTTTGACGATTTTGCAGTTGAACTGGCCTACAGGTTTGATATAATACATTGTCACTCTGTACATGAAATAGCAACAACAATCAAAACATTATACCCAAACAAGAAGGTATTTATTCACTATCATGGTTCAGACCTAAGAACTAACCCAGTAAACGATTTCGCAAACAATCTTGTAGATGGTGTATTCTATGCAACAAAAGACTTGGCCAAATATCTACCTAAGAGGGCAATATACATTCCTACCATAGTGGATACAGAATTATTCTATCCAAAAGGAATAGGTATAGGTTCATTCACTAGAAGCCCAGGCCTTATGTGTAAATACAAAGATACGCCAGATTTCTACCGTAGGTTTGATACATTCATTGATAACAGAGTAGTATTGGGCCAACAAATGACTGAACTATCCAAGATGTCCTATGAGTGTCTTGCATTAGGCCTGAAGGTTATTGACTGGAAGAATGATACCCATGCTATACTAGGAAAGGAACACTGGCCAGAAGAAGTTGTAAAACTTTTAGACAAGTGTTACGGTATACCACCATGAAAGAAACATGTTGGAAGTGTAATGGTACACAACTAGATGATAATGGAGAGCCAGGATGTGTAGTATGTACACCTCAACTCTTTAAATAACAGTAACTAAAACAATACTATCATGCCAGTATCCAAAAAGAAAACTAACCTAAAGAAGAGTGTTAAACATTCAACATCCCAAGAAGCAATCATTCCTGATATGCCATTAATACCTCAAATCAGATGGGATAAGGTACAGGATGTAATGGTCAATATATTAACAGCGTTATATTCAAACCATCTCACATACAATGAAATAGACGTAATAATCGGATTAATCAGTACGAGAACATTAGTAAACAAGGTAGTACCTGAAGTACTAGGCCAAGTACACGCAGAACTGGATATGGAACTAAAGGCCCAGGAAGCAGAAAGAAATAAAAGAAAGAATGAAGCACCCTATATCACATGAAAGTCTATGTAGTAATGGAACATATTGCTTATGAAAGTGGAACAACATTAGCAGTATATTCTACCAAAGAGAAAGCAGAAGAAAGAGTAAGTAAAGAAGAGGCCAGGGGAGTAAATACTTCATACGAATTACGGGAGTTTGAAATAGATGAAGACGGATGATTACTTTGACCAAAGGGAAGAAATAGTAGGCCAAACTCCACCATGGACTGAAGATGAAATTGAATGTGCAGAGTTAGCAGAAAATATTTTATTTACAGAGAACATGTGTACTAATGGTACACAATATTATTGTCTTAAACATCACAAGTGGCACGTATGACAATCCTAGTCAAGTTTGGTGGTCTCTATGTTATCTAATCTTTAAGTAGTAGATAATTTGAATTATATTATGTCTAGAGTAACATCTGAAGAACGAAAGAAATACAGTAGAGAGTATTATCTTAAGAATCAAGTTAGACTAAGAGAATATAGAAGACAGTGGTGTTTAACTGAACGTGGCCAACAGACAAGAAAAGAATACAGAGATAAAATAAGACTAACTGTTTTATCACATTATTCACAAGGAAAATTAGTTTGTAATTGTTGTGGAGAGTCTAATTATGGATTCTTAACATTAGATCATATTAATAGTGATGGGTGGAAGGAAAAGAAAAAAGAATATCGTAGACACGCAGGTTGGAAATCATATAAAACCCTAATAGATAAAGGATTTCCAGAGGGCTACCAAGTGTTATGCTACAACTGTAATTGTGGCCGAGATAAGACTCCTTCTAAGATTTGTCCTCATAAGGTGGTGATAGGAAACGTCTAATTCTATCGTTAAGTTCGGTGGGTTAGACGTTCAAGAGTTGCTAACAGGGTAGACAATATGGCCCTATTTGTAATGAAACTGGAGAATGGTATATTTGAAGAGATAGGCAATAAGACTTGGCCCCATGTGGATTACAATGACATAGCAGTAGACTTGCTCAAGATCCAACGTTATGAAAAGATGAACGCAATAGGGTTTGATAGGCTAGGCTCAGGTGAAGTAGTCAAGATGTTCTCAAGAGAGATACCACTAGTACCGATTGTATCATCCATGCAGAACAAGCAGGATATGATAGGCCTTGTCAAAGGGTTATTCAACAAGAAGAAATTAATCATTCATACACCCAGGCTATACCAGGAGATAATGGAACAAGAGAAGGTAATCACTGACGCAGGTAATATCACATATAGACATCCTAGTGGATTCCATGATGATAGGTTTTGGGCCATGTGTTATGCAGTCAAAGTGGCCAGTAGGTATATTCATAATCTCCCAAGGCCCATGATGGTGGTATCAAAGAAACCAATGACCGAAAGAGATATAGAGAAGCAGATTGAAAAAGAGATGAAGGATATATGATAACTGAATCTCATATTTCAATAACTGATGATTGTTGGTATCCAATGGATCATGTAACTGTAAACTCGATAACTGCTAAAGAAGAGATATTATTAGGCCAGAAATCAATATATGAAGCACAAAAATTAAAACAACTAAGAGAATTAATACAGTCTATCCTAAATAGTCCAGAGATTCCAAATCATCAACTTTACCAAATGTTACATAATGCAGTGGAGAATACAAAATGACACCAATCTACATTGTTGGATATGTATCACAAGGCCTAGGTAATACTCCAGTCAATCTAATAGTAGGATACACAAACAAACAAAAGGCTGATAATCTAAGAGATGAACTGGCCCAGGCCAACAAGGGCCAGGAACAATTTGTAGTAATGGTTGAACTTGATCCAATACATGTTGATTTAAGTAATACTTAACTAAATATTAGAAGCCTATAATTATAGGCCTGAGAATTACCATATATGAATGATATATGCGAAGGATGTGGTGGTGGAATACCTAATGTCTACAATAATGGTAGATGTTTCCACTGTACTGTGGCCCCTAGAGAAGACCTACATGATGGTTATACAAAATAACCTTCCATAATCTTTTTATTCTTCTTTATTTTATAACAAGTGATTTGTGTGCTATCTACACTCAAGGCCTGAACGGTAGATTGGAAACGGCTCGATAATACCGAATACAGAATCGTAGGTACGTACAAAAAAAGCCGTACTGAAACACAGAGTCAGGAAATACTCAGTTGATACGAGGGTTGGGTGCGTGGGCCATCCGTAAGCAGAGTCTATCAACAAGCCCACATTACTACTTTTAATAAGGTGAAACATACCAAAGATGTTATATAATGGATTTGTTATGATATGAACATGAATAATTTAAAACTTACAATCAATATGGCGATAACCTCAGAAGCAATATCAAACATTATCCAAGAACTACAAGTAGGTCAGAGTTTTATATACGACGGAAGAAAATACAGGGCGGTTAGAGCACAATTCAATCATAATAGGCCTGATTATATCACTGATTATAGTTCGTATCTTGGCCCACATAATACTGAGGTAGAGATAGAAGTAGTAAGGGATGATCAACTAGATTACAAAGAGTCTATATTTGATCCCAAATTACATGAATGTAAATCATTACCATAAACAATTTTTATTTAATCTTTAATAATGAAGCCTAGCCAATACTCTATATGGGCCAGGTCAAAACACGCAAGTTAAGGGCCGATAAAGGTACAATAGTACCACTTAATCAACAAAAACTTGCAGAAAAGAAAGATTATGCTATACCACGTTTTGGTGTTTCTTCACGCAGTACTGTAAGAAAATATGTCTCTAATAACTGGCGTAAGATGGATGGCCAAACAATGGATTATCAAGGTATACAGGTATTTGCAACAGTTGATCCATATACATTTTCTGAACGTAAAGACTTTAGAAGTTCCATGGATAACTCGTATGTCTATAGAGGATGTCGTATTCATACAACAATGGTTGCAGGTCAGGGATATACCACAAGTGTAGTACCACGTAAAGAAGAAGAACTACCTGAAGACCAGGAAGAGGCTTGGGCCCAAATAACAAAACTCAAAGTACCATACTGGAAAGACCAAGAGTTTACTCCAGAGCAAATCAAGGACTGGATTGATAAATTATGTATGGATTTAGACTTGCAGAATAATGTATTTAATGCATATTTCCTGGCCTTGGAACAGGGTAGATGTGTGTTGGCCATTACACCATTAGATAAAGATCCAGACGAAACAAAGGCTGTAAGATGGCGTATGCCAAATCAAATCAGGTTAATCAGGCCAGAGTTTACCATTAGGCCTCTTATTGATGATAACACTGCAGAACTAAAAGGATGTCAAGTTGTTGGTGCATACACTGATGAAAAGAGTTCAACCATTGACGCAGAACGT